AACAGCCCGACCCCGTCGGTCTGCGTCGATTGAAACAGATTCAACAACACCGATTTGGTCGTCGGTATCGTGTTCTAATAAGAGTGGTGCGCCGTCATTAAGACGCGTTAAAACAACTGCGGCAGGATCGTGGCTTAATATCTCACCACCCCACCAGCGAGGCACTTCTACCTCGCTCGAAAAAGCTAGTTCAACAGTTCGGTTTTCAATATCGATAGCGCCCACTTCAGCGGCGCGAAACGCACGCGCATTATCGCGGGTTTTGATTTGATCTAATGTAATCATGGTAACTATAAATATCAGTTGAATTGTCCATGATTAATTTTGTTTGATTTACTTCAATGATTCCTCTTGCGTGTTTTCCTTATCTTATAACTTTATCAATAACCTCCTTTACCTTAATGGCTTTTAATTCATCAAGTGTAGTAAAGCTATCAATCTGTTTAGTTACATCTCTTAGCACTTGTTTCTTAGCTTCAATATCAGCTAAAACTACAGGGTCAGCTAGATTCCTAAGTTGAGCTACGTCAAGAGCTTGAAGCAATGGTGTACGTTCAGCACGTAGTCTATCTTTAGTGATTTCTTGTGCTTTTGAAAAGTTAATAGTAATCATGATGTGTATTCCCATGCGTTACGAAAAGTACGATCTGATGGGATAGTATCGGTATCAACAATCTCATATTCAGCGCCTTCTGGTATGTCTTTAACGAGTTCTTCGATGGTGTGGTCTTGTAGGTATTCTGGTGCTGGTACTATAACTGCAACACCGCCATCTTCTGTTTTGTAAATTATTCTTTGCATTTTGGTGTCCTTTTAGCGGAAAATTGCAACAGTAACTACTTCACGATCAGCAGGGGACACTCCACCATGCTCTAGTTGTATTTTAACGCTACTAGCAGCATATGACGCAATACCTTGCCCAGACCCAAACATGTGTGGGGCTATTGATGTTGTCGCTACACCATTACAATTTGCAACTGCTGAATAAGTAGCATCAGGCATCGCAGTAGTAAAGTTAACCGTGTAATCACCAGCAGAATTGTCAGTAATGCTACTCACATTACCACTTCCACGAATAGCTACAGTACCAGTACCATTAAAGTTGACCCATGCTCTGCAAGCATAAGATGGGGCTGAGCCAACTTTTGTTGTTAATGATGTGGCTGTAGCAGCGTTGCCTGATATATTTACTTGTGGATTGATAGCTGAATAAACTCTATTACCAGCATCCCATAAACCGCCAGCAGCATAAAAACCTGTATTTGAATAAAGACCGTAACTAGCGTTGCCCTCAATATACCAAGCTGAACCATTCCACCCGATAGCCCCATATTCAGAAGAACGTAACAAAACATTACCGCTTGAGTAAAGGTTATTATCACCTGCAGATCCATTGTTCCAGTTTACTTGATACCATGCCGCATCTGTTCTATTAGGGTGTTGAGTAACTGTAGCAGCATTGCCTGTGCAAGATGTTGAAGAACCTGTGACGTTACCACCAGTAGTTATGTTTGTTCCTGAAATAGTGCCAGCAGCGATAAAATTTGCACCGTTATAGGTTCTTACGTTTCCACCTTCAGTCGCCCATATGCCAACAGCGTATGTAGAGTTAAACCATCCAGCAGCACCAGTTGATCTCCACCATCCATCAGTGCCGTTTTGTTGAGCGTTTGTTGTGTTATAGTTTCCGTTGCATGTTGTAGCTGTAGCAGCGTTGCCTGTGCAAGATGCTGAAGAACCAGTAGTATTTTGGTTAAGAGTTGGAAAAGTACAGTTAGTCAGTGTACCTGAAGATGGAGTACCTAATGCTCCACCGACAGTTAAATAAGAGCCAGCAGCTTGCGCTCCCAGAGTGGCTAAGGTTGGGATTAAATGAACATGATCTGCTCTAGCGAAAGTCGTACCGACTCCAACAGCCGCAACACCCAATGCGGCAGGGGTAGTTGATGATGCTACAGGTAAAGTTTGGTCGCCCGTATTTGATCCACTCAATGTGGTAATGCTTAACTTTGTCCTGATACTGGTTGCGGATTCATCCCCCGTGTTAGTGCCAGTTACCGCGTCGATTTTGGTTTTATCCGCCGCGCTCATGCTACCCGCCGCTAATGTCGTAGCGGCTGAGATGCTGATGCTTGGATTAACACCACCAGACGAAACAATGGGCGCTGATCCACTAACTGATGTAACGCCAGAAGCGGCGCCCGTCACATCAATAATAGTTTCAACAGCGCCGACTTTTTGCTTTAAAAAAAGCTTGCCATCGTAAGTGTTAATGCCTAACTCGCCGAGGTCTAGGTCGGTTGTAGTAGGCACTTTTCCCGATACGCTCGATTGCTTGAGCTTGATTTTATTTGCCATAAAAAGGCTCCCTTAAATTGCCAAAACTGGCAGGGTTAAAAAATTAAAATGATCCGCCGTCAATTACTGAAACGTCAGTTAAGCCATTAGTCGTACCAGCAGTAATGCGTCCGTAAACGTCAGTAGTAACGCCCGTATAACTTCCCGCTGTAATTCCAGTTGTTGCAAGATCAAGACTGTCTGCATTAACAACAATGCGCGAGCTTGATGCAGTTCCAACATCTAATTGGTTGCCTGTTTTAGTTAAACCAGCACCCGCTGTGATCTGACCCGCACCGGAAAACTGAACAAAAGTAACTGTGGTAGTACCAAGAGTTCCACCCGCATCAATCGTGCATAAAAAACCGTTGTCCGCGTTAGTAGATCCCTTTTCAACAAATACATAAGCAGATGTTAATTCATCCCATGAGTCACCATCCAAAGCGCGCGCCCATGAACTCGCTGAAACAACGTAAATGCCATTTTGTGAGTCAGTAGTTTGATCTTTAATTAATACTCGATCACCCGCAACCAAAGCAATGCCATCAACGGTCATAGCGCCAGATAATGAGGCGATATTAGCCGTTGATGCGGCGATTACTGAGCCTTTCGGATCTAAACCCTGCGCGACTGAATCAACATAATTTTTAGTCGCCGCGTCTTGAGCGTTGACAGGATCAGCAAGGCTGGTAATTTTAAAACCACCGTGCGAAAAATCAGCGTTTGGTGTTGAGATCTCATTTAAATTAGCCAATGAAGCGGCGGTAACTTGACCCTTACCATTAACAGTAATTTTAGTAAAAGTACCTACGTTACTATTAACCGTTGCTAATGTAAGTGCGGCAGAAACAGCCGCCGATCCATCAAACGCCGAAAGCGTAGCCGTCGCATCGCCCGTTAGCGATAAATTACGCGCAGTTTCAAATTTAGTAGTGGTGCCAGAGTTACCGCTAATAGTTCCGACAATTTGATCTGTAAAGGTTTTGACGCCGCCAACAGTTTGAGCGGTTGATCGATCAACGAATGAACCCGTGCCAGCAATAGCGATAACGCTAGTAGCAGAGCCACCCGCGCCACCTGTGCCAGTACCGTAATAAAGCACATTATCTTGCTCATTAAATGCCAACTCAGCATTTTGTAAACTCGCTGGTGCGCCAATAGCACCGCCAGCCGCGCGTCGCTTAATTCTTACTGTATTTGCCATTAGAAATTTCCACCATCAGTTAAGTCAAATTGTGAACGGTTACGGAAAACCGCCCCCGAGTATGAAATTACATCACCCTGTTGCGGGTCGCCGATAATCACAGGTATGCCATCAATATTATTAGCAGAGCTTTGGTCAATAACTTGGAGTTGATAGCTATTGTTTTCAATAATCTCAAAAGTTTGCGATGCGCTATTTTCAGAAATAACAATCAAATCACTCGTAATTTCAACAGTATTGACGTTTTGATTTGCCGAATCAGAAACAATAACCACTAAATCTGGCATTAGCGCGTCACCTCTGGAATAAAGAAAACAGCCCCCTGCAATAACCGCCTAACTTTTCCAATAGCATCAATAATTTCTAAATCATAAACAAATAAAGCGCCCTCTTTTCCATCCTGCCATAAGCCAAACAAAGCAGGGTTGATCTTGACCGCCTTAGTTAAATTTTCACTAAAATTGATTTCTACCCATCCATCAGCGCCACCAAGTAAAATAGTGTCATCATCCGTTGACGCGGAAAGCAAAGTCAGTTTGCTATCAATGGTTTCGCGGATCTGTAAGCGTGCAGAATAATCGGTTAAATCGTGCGGATCTCCAGCGCTGTCTTTCCAGACGAACAACAAGCGCCAATCAGTACCCTGCTCAATGGTTAAGTTATAAATTCCCGCGCTCATTTCGCCACCGATGATTGTTGAGCCGCAGTTTCAGCTTGCGTGACCGCTTGCATGTTATTAGCTAAGATTGACGCCTTGATGTAATCCTCTGGTATTCCCGCCGCCCGCATCTCGGCAATATCAGCGGCGATTTCTTTCCAAACATTCGATGGGTCTTTGCCCTGCTCCCTGATAATCTGACCCGCCGACATTAGCAGATTGTTTTTAGCCGTAACCGCCGCATCAACATCAGCGCGCGGATCAATCCATTGCCAACGACGCGGTTGCCATGATATGTCAGAGTATTTATCTAGCCTTTCAGCTTTTAAAGGTCGACCCTTAACAGTAATTTGATTAGCCAATAATGAACGCTTCAACCATGCTTCAAAAACAGGTTGGCATAATGACTCGATCAGCCATTCCTGCATTTCTTTCCAGTGTTCGCGCTCGTCCAAAGTGCCTTGTCGAATTGATGAAAAATTCACATTTTCAAGGTCATTAGCGAGGTTGTTATACAACACACCAAAGCCCGCCGAAATACCGCGCAACATCGCTTTGTTAAAGGTTGCAAATTCGCCAGCAGGGTATTGTGGGTTCCACTCCTTTAATTCAGCGCCCTCCGGTAAAACCGGAAAAGAGCCGGGATCGCCATCCATCTGTAAATTTTCCGCTTCATCATCATCTATTTCCGGTCCGTGTCCCTCTTTCCACTGAATGAAACCCATTTTAGCCGCGCCGACGCGAGCATTGACAATAGCCGCATCTTCAAAACCGACCAGTTGCTTCATTCTGAATAGTCCGGTTGACATCCACGGCAAGCCGCGTTTTTGTCCGACCATTTCCGGCAAGAAGCCGTGTATTATTTCGTCGGCGGGTATTCGGTGATAATGCAATCCAGCGTAGGTGTAATTGTAAAAAGCGTCGCTCTCTTTATTAATCGTAAAATGATAACCAGTCGCGCGCCCGTATTGGTTGAACTCAACACCCGCGCGAATGAATGAACCATCGCCCAAATCAAAACGATCAAAGTTAGGTTGGCATCGTTGCGGGTCTAAAATTTGTAAAGCAAAGCCAAGTTCGCCCGCGTCTTTTCCGTATATCTTACGAAACATAAACTCGCCATCAACCACAGCCGACTGAATAGCGACCGATTGCATAGCGCGCCAAGATTTTGAGCCGGAAACGTCGCAAGTGTCACGATGCCCCCATTTAGCCCATGCTTGTTCAATCGCTTCATTCGCTAAATCATCCATTTTGCCGTTAGCGTCTTTAGTCTGCGCTTGCAGTACAACGCCTTTCGGTCCGACGATATTTTGACGCGCCAAACGAACAAAAGCCCGAGCATAATCATTATTAACCGCCTGCTCTCTGGATCTCGCAACAAGCGTGCGCTGGTGCATCCTGATAAGCCATTCCGCGGTAACGGGCATGGATAGCCAGTCACCATTTAAACGGTCAGTTTTCGTCGCTTCAAACATACGCGCCGCCGTCGTTTTTGCTCCTGTAAATTTTTGACGCTGAGGTTGAGCCAATGGTTCTGCCGTGTCTTTCTTCCTGCTCTTAAAACTCCACATTATCGAAACACCACCCTGACAGAAGTATTAAATAAATCGCCGCGTTTTGCTTTCAACTCCATGCGCACCTGTGTTTTGTATCTATCTCTTAATAGCAATAAATCACTAATGGGCGTTCGTGATAATTCCCTATTATTAATTGAGTATTTTTCTTGATCTCTCGTGGCGCGCTTTTCCAGTACCGCTTCAATCGCCGCCAAAGTTCTCTGAGCGTGCGTTGACCCATCGAAACCAGCAGATGCCATTGATAAGTCGGGGTCAATAATTATTTCGCCGCTTTCAACCTCAAATAGGTTTGCTTCACCGTCCGAAACCCGAGCGGTGTACCAATACTTCCCCGCCGCCCAGCTCGAAGTAATATCAGCGCCCACGCGTAAGCGATGGGTATCGCTCTCAGCCGTAGCGGTTATGTTAATCTCACCAACGCCACGCAAAGCGACCGATAATGTCCACGCGCTGGCAGGATAAGCAGTTAAAACGATGGGGCGGTCAAAGGTTATGCCCGCTGAAATTCTTTGCGGTAAAATGCTCACTAAATACTCACCATTTCGATGCCCAGTTGCCTTTTTTCAAGGATGTAGATCGCTTAATTTTCTTCACAGTCTGTTCAATAGTTGGCAATGAATCCTCTTGCGTGTTTTCCTTTAGCAGAGCGGGTGCTGGAATAACCTCAGGTAATGGGCGCCCTACTTTCTCAGCGGCGCGCCTAAATGATGGGTTTACAATTTTTAACGCCGCCAACGCATAAACGCGACAATCTAAAGCCTCATTTCGGGGTCGGGTTTGGTGCCATTCCCTAACCGGAAAGCCTTTAACATAGCGTGTCATTAATTTTTCAGCGGTTAATTGATTAAACCAATCGTTGTCACGATCAGCAGGCGCATGACAATAACCCGCGCCATGATTTACAACTGCAAGTCGGCGCATTACCGTCAGTTTCGCTTCATCAACTCCAACCAAAAATAAATCAATCTTGCGCGCGGTTTTACCGGATTGTTTTCGACTAGGCGCGGCAACAATAGGTCGACCCCATCCGCCAACACCTTTAATGCCAAAGATCCGCCGCCCCGTTTTACCTCTCAACCACTCATAAGCCGCTTGAGTATTTCCACCCGTTCCACCCGTGTCTATACAGGCGCCTTGTATTGATAACTGCGCGCCGCTTTCGTGCTGAAAAGTTTGTGACAAATAATCCTCTAGTTCATCCCACACATCATGCTGTAATGGATCGCCCCAAAAGACCGCGTAATCAATAGACCAGCTTTCCTCACCATGACCCCAAGCCACTACTTCACACTCCAAACGATCTTGTTGCATATCGACGCCCGCAGTAAGCACTAAGCCGCCCGCCGGAACTTGAGCGTTGTAAGCCTCGCGCCGACTCATTAAGCTTTCAGGGTCGGCTTGCTCGCCTTTTTCTTCAAAAGTTTCAGCTAAAGAAACGTTGATAAAGGTCTGTAAATCGTCAGTAGCAATCTTATCGATGTAACTCTGGGCAATATCTCTCAATCGCCTAAACGTGCTGTATAGTTCATTCAGGTGGTAACTCGCGTGACCTTTAAATGGCTTGTCAGCTTTCCAGCCGTGTCCTTTACTTTCGGCGCTTCTAATCGCGGCAATCCTTTTGCCGTCATCCCATAAAGATCCGCAAAGTGGGCAAACATAGCGCGCAGTCTCCGGAAACTGTTCTTCCCCTACCAGATCCCGACCCGTCCAGATCACTTGATCCCATAACAAAATTTGTGGCGCATCACAATCAGGGCAAGCAACATGGTATCGCCGCTGGTCGCCAGCCTCGAAAGCCTTTTCAATATAGCTTTCGCCTCTGATAGTGGGCGTTGAGATCTCAATAAGCATGCGTTGATCGCCAAAAGTAGCCGCACGTTGCCACAATAAACCAACCGGATGCCCCTCGTCGGATACTTCATAGCCGTCCACTTCATCGCAAATGATTAAAGGCGCAGATCTTCCCCGCATAGTCTTTGGTGATCCTGACCAACTGAACATCAAAAAGCCGCCGATAAATGACTTCATCCGCTGATTGTTTACCCCGTCACGACCTCGAGGCTTAGCAATTAAGCGCGCCAAGTTTTCATTAGCCTCGACCAATGGATTAAATTTAGTTTCGAGCCAAGTTTGAATATCGCCTTGTGATGGTTGCATCATCATTTGTGAGCGTGGCTCAACCTCGATGCAATAACCCTGCACGCATAAAGCCAACATGGTTTTGCCAACCTGAGCCGACCATTGCAAAGTGACGCGCTGGCAGTCCGGATCAACTACCATGTCCATTGGTTCGCGTTGGTAAGGTGCATTTTCGAGCCGCAAGGGTCCGGGTATTGCGTTGCCGATTGGTATCCGCACATTCTTTTCAGCCCACTCAGACGGCTTAGTGGCGGGTGGTGGCATTAATAGTTTTTGCGCTCGTTTTAACGCATCAGCAACGCCATTAGGGTTTGCATAGCGACCCGTCATAAGCGCTCGATGTCCGATTCATCACAACTCACGCCGTGCTGTATTTCGATAATACATAAAGGCTTTGCGTCATCATTAATCAACTGATGCCAAGCGCCGCAAGGTATAACAAACATGTCGCCAACATTTAAGCTATGAGTAACGCCGTCAATCTTAACGAAGCCTTTGCCCTCACGAACAAACCACACTTCAGCGCGCTTAAAATGCCGCTGATAACTCAACTGTGAGCCAGCATTAACGACTAACTCCTTTATTTTGCAACCTCGATATTCCTGCAAAACATAATAAAAGCCCCATGATCTAGGAGTAATGCCCGTCATAAATCACCGTCCAAATCTTGGTCATCTTCATCATCAACAGAAAGCAGATCCGTTTTAGCTAATACCTCCAAAATCTGGTCAATCTCCTCCAGCATCACGCGCTTGTATCGCCTTTCGTCAGTTTCACCAATCAACAACGAAACAGTCCGGCTAGGTAGATTACGCAAACCCGCACGCACTTCGGCAAAAGCTTTTGTCGTCATCCGCTCAACCTGAGCAACCGTGGTGACTTGCCCTTGTTCCTTTGCTAACGTTAATTCAGCCAGATCCGCCTGAAATTTAATGTGTCGTGCTTTTTCCGTGTGGTAATCAATCACGCCATCGCGCGCGCCACCGACTGACCGATCTTTAAGGTATTTAATATAACCCTGAACAGCTCCCGCGAGTTCATAGCGCCCTCGATCACTTTTCGGTATTACGCCCGTAGCGGTTAAATGTTGCACTTGACGCTCGCCAATCATTAACAGCTTGGCGATGGTAGCGACCGGAAAAGTAGGTGCCTCGCTCATTAGGTGACGATCTCGATGCAAAATTCAGAATTAGCCCTTTTGGTTACTCGGATCATGTTCGGGTAGAGGTTTTTAAGTTGCCTAATACAATCCGCCTCCATTGTCTGAGTACGGTAATCTTTACAACCACCCTCATCATGCCAATGTGAGTTACACCAATACAAATAGCGCGCCGCGACGATGCCGCCATCTTCTTTGATGCACCTTAAGTTCAATTCATAATCTTCCTTGACGGCAAAGTTTTCATCGAAATAAGTACGCCCGTCATTAATAATGCCCATGCAAGATGCGGTAATATATGACTTCCATAAAAAAGGTTTGTACGGATAAACTGAACGAAGCGCGCCATCCGTAGAAACTCCCCATATTCGGTAGTTAAGATCCTCGGTTAACGAAAATAACTTTTCAAACTCAGCAATCCACTGGGTTTCATTCATCTTTTTTTGCTTAGAGTTTCGCTCACCTAATTTGAAATAGCCTTGCGCTTTAACGTCGTCATCAATCATTACAACGTGCGGATCTTCGGTATTTTTCAAGATCCAGTTACGGGTCTTAGTAATCCCTCTCACATCATTGGGTACGCCAACAACATTTTGCGTGCCAGCCATCCGGTAAGATTCAACCTCAAGCTCAGGCACATAAACCACACAGCTAGGTAAAATCTTCTGAGTCTTAACTAATCCCGCCCGACCCTTACTTGGAACTGCTATTAGCATGAGCAACCCCCTCAAGCATCGGTAAAACGTTTGCCGCTAATACGACGCGCTGAGTGCCAACCGCATCAAACGGCGAGCCAGCCCGATAACCGCCACGACGAACCGGAGTCAGGTTTAAAGCAATTTTCAATCGCTCCCATTCTTCCGAATCGTTGCACATGATTACCGCGTACTCTCTCGGCGGTTCCATTTGAATAGCTTGTGGTAAATTTTCATCATCCGAAGTTTCCAAGCCATCATCATCATCAGCAAAAGCCAAAAGCTCGTTTAGTTCTTTTTCAGAAAACCCCATGAGCGACAAATCGTAGCCCGCCTCATCGATTTCTTTAACCTCCAAACCAAGCATCCTTTCATCCCATCCCGCATTGAGAGCCAGTTTGTTGTCCGCAATAATGTAGGCTTTCTTCTGCGTTTCAGTCAGATAGTCGAGTTTAATAGTTGGCACCTCAACTAAGCCCAACTTTCTAGCCGCTAAAACTCGACCATGCCCCGCAATAATGCCGCCCGTTTCATCAATCAGAACGGGGTTAGTAAATCCAAATTCTTTAATACTGGCGGCTATTTGCGCGACTTGATCGCTTGAGTGAGTACGCGCATTGCGCGCATAAGGTATTAGCGTTTCAAGATCCACGCTTTCAATCTGTATTTTCTTTAGCATTTGTTCCTATTTCCTTAAATTAGACGATCCGAACTGGTAGTTTCAGCGCACGCACACTATAAATAACGCGGGATAAATACCCCCACGGCATATACCCCCCTAGAAAGTACCTTTTATGGGGGGGGTGTGTACTGTGTCATTCATTTAGTTATTAATTGCGACACCTTGTTGAGTCATGATCGACTTAACAAGACCACTGTGGCGTTGCTTGCATAGGTGATAGAGTCTTGCTGTATCAATATGGTTACTCAATAGAGTTGATTCCTTTCCATCATCAAGAATGGGTAAGGGTTCGCAAGGCTCTTGCAGTAAGGGGCTAACATAGATGCTAGGGTGAGGCTGTACCACTGTTACTGGCGTTCCATAACTGCACGAAGTCAGCACTAGCACTACACTCAGCCCTGTCAGGGTTCTGTTTAACATATTTAATCACCGTCTTAGTAATGGTCTTAAAGGTACGCTCGACTCCATCCCGTGCGCCTATCTCTTTAGCTCCAGCCTCTATTGACACCAAAGCATTGCTTCTGTCTATCTCCATAGCCCGCTTAACCGCTTCAGCCGCCGCCCTGTCTCTATCACTTAGTATTTGCTCATACTGAACAGTAAGCCTGTTGCGCTCATTCACTACCCCAAAATGATAAACAGCCGCGAGAATGACCCCCACGACTGTTAAAATGAGTATCTGAGGTAAGAACCTCTTTAATAATTCAATACTCAACTATTTGACTCCGGTAATTTCTTAGATAGCCAATCCTCAAGTTGCATAATGACTCGACTGCCCATGTGTCCAGAAACACCCACCATAGCGGC